ATCACACTCCGCGAAGGTGAGGAGAACGCGCAACGCGCACGTAGCAAGAACCATACCACACTTCCATTCGCTACGCTCATGCAAGATGTGTGCCAATCGCTCAGGATCGCGATCTCTAGTCCTCCCGCTACCCCTACCCCAGAAACCGGAAACTCGCGAGTGCGGCCTATCAGGGGCGATTCTAGAGGCATGAACTAAACAGGAACAAAAGGAGTCTTTCGTTCCAAGTGGATTAGCTTTTCTAACACTTACGCGATGATACGCAAGCAAGTATCGTGCCATAGGCAAATCAGCTGCTTGTTACAGATGTCGCGTGGATGCTACAGTTGTAACATCAGTGAGCATTCACTCACATGGCATGGAAATTGCATTCGGAATCAACGCACAACTTACACATGTAGCATATGTGTAACGTGATTACCTTCTTTGCCTGAATTACAGGTGTAATCTATCACGGAAGTCAAGTAACGATGTTGTGATTTGACATTCCTAAGGGAAACCATGCTAGAATCGATGGGGGTGGCAGAGGGGGCAAGGGGGTCCGCTTCTGTGCAATATCACACACTCTCAAATTCCCCAAGAAATTCCCAGAGTATAGGCTCCTCGTCTGGTTTGCCACTTGACAAAAACGGAGAGGCGGCGCATTTGCTTAAAAGTTCTTCTGTGTCGTATCTTTTTACAGAATCTCTATTGACTTTCGGATAAAAATGTGATATAATATATTATATTCAAAAGAAGATACACACAACCAAGCAAGTCCTACTTACAGGGATGCGCTCTTGAGTGTAAGGCAGCTTGCCAGCTGCTGGTTGTCTGTACTTCCAGCCTGATCCTCTGAATGAACCAACGGTTGGTTCTGTATATAGGGATCACTTCCAAAAATCAAAGTAACACATTAGAGGGGAAAGCCTTGTCCAAAGTTGATGAACTGACCCCTATTGGCTCCAGCTATACGGGAACAGCTAAACTCAATTCCCACCTAGCCAAGATTGAAGCTGCATTCCAGAATACGCTATCGCTGGATGGTTCATCTCCTAACTCGATGCAAGCCGATCTGGACATGAACTCCAAGCGGGTCATCAACGTTCTTGAGCCCACAGGTTCTAATGACGTGGCAACCAAGAACTACGTGGATACTTTGATCGGAGCTGTGACAGGTCTGGTTACTCCTGTTGCACACACATGGGCTAAGCTTACCGACGGCTCCCTGACCCTGACCAACTACGCCGCGTTGACTGCGTTAAGCGCCCCCAGCAACAAAGTTACCTACATTACCCAAGGCCACACCGCAGCGAATGACGGGGGCTACGGTGAGTGGATGTGGGTCTCTGGGTCCACAGCTGCTACAAACGGTGGTACCATCCTTGCTCTTGATTCTGGTGGCACTGGCCGCTTTGTCAGGGCTTACAATGATTTTATCTCGTGCCGGTGGTTCGGGGTACTTCCCGGTAACTCCGCTGCAACTAACGACACCAAGCTTGCCGCTATGCGCGCGTGGGTGGCCACTCAATCCTTCTATCCAAAGATTGTGTTTCCTGCCGGTGTGTACCCATACACCACTAGCCCTAACTGGGCTCTTGAACGGCTTCGTATGCACTTTGATGGGGAGGTTACTCTTCAGTGCTCCAACTCATCTGGTGGCAACGGATTCACTATTGACTCTGGTGCTACCCTAGCATCTGGCTACTGCAACGGTGTTTACATCACAGGCTCGCCCAAAGTCGAGATGCTGAGCACTGGCGGCCACGCTGTCTTCATTCGAGGAGTATTCCGTTCCTTCATTGCCATTTGTGTCCGCTCTGCCGGTACAGGTAAAGCAGGCTTCTGGACTGAGTTCTGCGTAGCCAACGATTACTCTGGTTCATCAGTCTCCCAGTTCTACCAGAACCCCCAAGGTTGGGCTAACTCTGCTCAACCTTTCTATGGTGTCGTAGAGACTCGTAGGGCCGCCTCTTCCACCGAATCCTGTGGCCACAATAAATGGACCACGGTTATGATCGAAGGCGTCAACACTGGCGTCTATCTGGATTACAGCATTGGTGCAGTCTTTGAAGCAGGTACTATTGAGGGCTGCACAACAGGCGCACAGTTCACAGTCAACGCCTATGCCCCCCGTTTCCTTGACGTCGACTTTGAGGCCAACACATCCGATTTTGTAGACGCTGGGGCAAATAGTCCCATCATTGACGTGTTCTCTGGCTCCCAAAGCATCCGCCGCACCAACACGCTATTCCCAAAGAACTACATCTACAATTGCTACATCTCCAACGATAGTACCGATCCTACCAACGATATTCTCTTTGGTGGTGGTGAATGCAAGGATTCTACTAACGCTTACGACATCCGAGTTCACACCCAATACATCAAACGACTGGATGCCAACTGGGCTGCCGGGACTAACCAAGGTGGACTTGATACAGGTGCAATTGCCAACAGTTGGTACCATTGCCACGTCATCTACAACCCCGTTACAAACGTCTATGATTTCCTTTTCTCATTAAGCCCAACGGCCCCTACCCTCCCCACCGGCTATACTAAGTTCCGTCGAGTTGGTTCCATCTTCAGGACTGGTGGAACCATTATTGGGTTCACACGGGTTGGCGACGAATATGTCTGGAACTCTCCCCGATCAGACGTTACTGTCGGTGGACCAACAAACGATGTTGGCGAACTGCGCACAATGTCCGCACCGGCTTCTATTGAAACCCAAGTTCATTTCAATTTTGGTGCTGTAGATATAACGCCTGCCGCAGAAACTTATATCCTTGTTACAGACACACGCACAGCTGATACTCAACCCACAGCGTTCTTGAACACTGTCAAGCTGGCTGCCACTGGAGCTGCCGCGCCAACTGCGGGAAATACTCAAATGGTCTTGTGGACAAACACATCTAGCCAGATTCGCACAAGAGTTCGTAACTCTACCGCTGATTGCACAATTGGGATCACAACCTTTGGCTACATAGATCGTAGGTACTAATGAAAGATGTCATCCTCTACTATTGGCAGACTGTAGTAAAACCGGAGAAAGAACGTGACGCTCAACAAATTCAAAGGACGCAACAACGTCTGGAAAACAATGGGTCTGTTTGCGGACGTACTCCTGCAAAGCCAAAGAACTGACTACGATCTGGATCAAGCCATGTTCTGGCTGAATGATCGGATGATCGAAGGGGACTCCCGCCCTGTATTCCGGGACCTGTACCTCCAACTCAAGGACCCTACTGGTGTTCGTGCTGCTCAACTGTATCTCGATGGCTTTACGCATTTTGAGTACGTTATGGCCATGGCTCCGTGGTTTAAGGAAGCCGTCGAGCAATGGAACAGAGAAATCGACACCATGTTCAAAGCCGAAGCCCTTGAGCGAGTCAGAAGCCTCGCCGAAGGAGCCGAAGGAGAAGCCGTGATGCTAGCGGCTAACAAGTATCTTGCCAACGGGGAATATAACAAAGACCGTGGCCCCAAGCGTGGACGCCCAAGCGCAAGGGAAGTAGAGGGCGAATTGAAACGACAGGCTCGGTCTGTCAGTGTCGTTGATGCTGACTTCCAAAGAATGAAAGGAACTAACTAATGCCCGCTGGTATTAACCGTAAAGTCGATATGCGTGGACTTGTTTTGCAAGTCGCCGGTATCGAAGAAAAACCCACAGCTTCCGCCAACAAAACTATTCTTGCTGGCTCTACTAAAACCCTGCTTAACTCGGACTCGGGTGCATACGTGCAGCTTGACCAGCTTGCAGGTTCCACCGTCACTCTTCCCGCTGGTGCGACTACGTCGCTTCCCAACGGCGCACAGATCGGCACAAAGTTTACATTCAACGTAAGCACGGTTCCGACCTCAAACAACCACATCGTCAAAGTGGCTAACGCTAACGACATCTTTATGGGTGTTGTCGAAACCATCGACACCTCCACGGGTGCGCTTGCTCCGTTTGGTACTGCTGCCGCTTCGGATACTATTACGCTCAACCGCTCCACAACGGGTGGCGTGCGTACTGGTGAAACGTTTACGCTGGAATATGTTGCTACTAACCGTTGGCTCATTACGGGTCTTCTGGTTATCAACGGTGTTGCTGCTACTCCGTTCTCGGCTACGGTCTAATAGCCATGTCCAAGTATTTTCAAGTAAATACTCGGGAATATGACTTTGCTAACGCAAGCACCGTAACCGTTGCTGCTGCATCAGCCGCTTCTGCTGCCATGATCTCGTCGGAAGTCCTCGTGACTTCCACGACTGATTGTTGGATTACAGTGGGGGCGGCTCCTGTTGCAGTTGCTGCTGCGGCAGCAATGATGTTTTTGCCTGCGGGTTGTCCTCTCCATTTGCGTCTCACACGAGGTTTCAAAGTGGCATTTATCCAAGCCGCAGCAGGCGGGTTTGCGTCGGTAGTCCCATGCTAAGTAGACCGGGGCAACTTATCACCCCGTATCGGAAGAAGACCTCCCTAGATATGGCGCGAGCTGTGCTAGGGGGGTTGTCTCCCGTTCATTACTGGGATTTCATAGCCAACCGTGCGTTGTTCAATAGTTTAGACGTTGGCGCTGTCGCAGCTACCCCCAACTGGACCTTCACGCGGGCGAGCGCGGGGTACGCGAACCAGACGCCCAATGCGGAGTTTGGGTCGCAGAACCTCGCGCTGTGGTCGCAAGATTGGTCCGTGTCGCCATGGATTAACGTCATTGGTGGAACATCAACAGCTAACGCTGGGACCGCCCCTGATGGCACTAATACCGCGACCCGATTTACGTTCTCAACGCAGTTTTCAGTACGTGCCCAAAACATAACTACGACCGATGGCGTAACTTACGTCTGGTCATTCTGGGCTAAGCGCGAAAGCGGCAACGCGTCTCTAACCTTCTATCACGACCAAAGCGCCAGCGGAAACTTCAACGCCACGCCATTCACTATCACAGATAGCTGGGCGCGATACTCGGTTACGTGCCTCGGGAGGTCTGGCAGCGGCCTTGTTGTCGCGGGCATTCAAGATCGAAACGCTTCAGGGCAGGGCTCCATTCTCGTCTGGGGCGCACAATTCGAGCCCGGCTCCACGGCCACCACCTACAAGCCAACCACAAGCTCCGCAGTAACCGACGTATCCGGCCCCCCGCTGGTAAGCTTCGGCTCTGGCGTACCGCGTCTTACCAACAAGGGCGTGCTGATTGAAGGTTCTGCCGTTAATCTCTGTCTTCAGAGCCAGACGTTCGACGATGCGACGTGGACGAAGTCGGGAACGACACCGGCATCTGTGGTGGCTAACTCAATCGCAGCACCGGACGGAACGACTACCGCCGACACGATTACGGGGTCGGGCGCGGTGGCAGACCGCGTGCAGCAAAGTATTACGCTAGCGAACTCAACTTCCTATACTTATAGCATGTACGTCAAAAACATTGACGCGCTAGCAACACGAATGAATGCCGCTGTAGTAAGCGGCGCGATTAGTTGGGATTTCAACTGGTCTGGAGCAATACTTACGTCTGTCACCAACACAGGTGGAGTTGGAACGCCAAACTACGTCGCAGTCGGCGGCGGCTGGTATCGACTTTACGGCACGTTTACCACGGCTGGAGCCGGTGACAACGTATCGACAGCGTTCCGGTTGTACCCTGAAGCGGCCAGCACACCCAAATCAGTCTACGCATGGGGCGCCCAGATCGAGGCTTCCAGTTATCCGACGAGTTACATAGTTACCACAACAGTCAGTGCGACGAGGGCGGCGGACGTCATCAATGTGACGGGTCTTAGCCAATCGGGCCCGTATTCGCTGTATGCCGAAGTCAACATTGATAATCTTAGCTCCAGCGGAAACGTGTTTTTTGGTGGTTCTGACGGCACCGCAAACAACGGATGCGCGTTGTATCAAGCCGCCGGATCTTACATCGTTTTAAACAGAACGGGTGGCAGTAACGATGCTGTTGTGGTTCCTGCTGGGACCGCCACAGTCGGCGCTATTATCAAAGCGGCGGGAAGGATCGAAACCAACAACATCAACGGCCGCGTAAATGGCGGGGCTCTTGGAACCGTCGATACGGCTTGTACAGCTCAAACGCTCAGCCAGTTGGAATTTGGGCGAACCAACGTCAACGGGCCACCTTTGTTCGGCTACATCCGCCGTGCTGCTATTTTCAATACTGCCCTAACCGACACACAACTCCAAACGATTACAACATAAGGATTGTTAACGTATGGCCATGACTGAAGCCCAGAAGAGGGCTGCAAAGAAATACAACGCTAAACCAGCTCAAATCAAAAGGCGCTCCAGCCGTAACAAGGCTAGGCGCAAAATGATTAAAGCTGGCAAGGCTCGTAAAGGAGACGGTAAAGACGTTGGACACGCTAATGGGAACCCCCTCAAAAATGGATACGGAAATCTCAAAATGCAAACCAAAAAGTCGAACCGCTCCTTCGCGCGCACGAAAGGTGGCCACAAGAAAAATCCGCGAGACTAGTGTACCTACTGAAACCCCCTCAACAGATATCACTGAAAACGACGTAAGAGTTATGGCTGAGGGAAACTTTGAGGCGTTCATTCGCCTCATTTTCCCGAAGCAGATTTTCGGGCACGTGCACATCGAACTGTGTCAATGGCTGAGCCGGAAAGACGCTAAAGACCACCAGCTTGTCTTGATGCCACGAGATCACGGTAAGTCCCGCATTGCTGCGTTCTACACGCTGTGGGAACTAACTCGCAACCCCTCTCTCCGCGTTCTATACATTTCGTCTACTGCTAACCTTGCAGAGAAGCAGCTAGGGTTCATCAAGGACCTTATGCAAAGTTCCATCTACCGCCGCTACTGGCCGGAGATGACTCACCCCGAAGAAGGCAAGCGAAAGAAATGGACTAACTCCGAGATTGCCGTAGACCACCCCAAACGGGTCTCTGACGGTATCCGCGATCCCTCGATCATGGTGGCTGGACTTGAGAAGTCGATTACTGGTCTACATTTCGATCTTGCTATTCTCGATGATGTGGTTGTGCAGGAGAATGCTTACACGGAAGAAGGGCGGCAAAAGGTAGACCGTCAATATTCCTTGCTTGCCTCCATCGAAGGCGCAGACGCCAAGGAACTTGCTGTCGGTACTCGGTACCACCCTATTGACTTGTACAACTCCATGATCTCCATGGAATATACACCTGCCGATGAGAACGGCAACGAGTTAGAGACTGAGAAAATATACGAGGTGTTTGAACGCCAAGTCGAAGATGCTGGAGATGGTACAGGTCAATTCCTTTGGCCAGTGCAGATTACATCACACGGCAAGTTTGGATTTGACCGGAACATCCTTGCAAAGAAACGCGCGAAGTATATTGATCCAACTCAGTTCCGGGCACAGTACTACAATGATCCAAACGATTCTTCTTCTGCCAGTATTGGGCGCGACAAGTTTCAATATTATGACCCAGCCTTCCTTAAGTATGATGGTCGACACTGGAACTATATGGGAAGAAGACTCAATATTAATGCAGCTGTCGACTTCTCATATTCTACCAAGCTACGTTCTGACTATACCGCTATCGCCGTTGTAGGTATGGATGCCGAGAGACGACATTACGTCTTGGAGATTGATAGGTTCAAGTCGGCAGAAATCAAAGACTACTACACCCATATTCTCGACCTATACAAGAAATGGGACTTCAGGAAACTGATTGCTGAAACTACCGCCGCTCAGCAGGCTATCGTCAACGAACTTAAATCATCTTACATTGTTCCTAATGGAATCATGCTTAGCATTATTGAAGTTAAACCGACAAGGCACCAAGGCACAAAAGAAGAGAGACTCAAGGCTGTCTTGGAACCCCGCTACCAAAACATGTCCGTGTGGCACTACCGTGGCGGCAATTGTCAGGTTTTAGAAGATGAACTTGTTCTCCAGCACCCCCCTCATGATGACTGTAAGGATGCTGTTTCCAACGCTTTTGAAAATCTCGTTCCTCCTGCTTCTGCTCTATTTGGTGGAAAAGAGTCTAACATTGTTCAACTCATGGGCCACCCCCGCTTCGGCGGGTTAGGTTAACGGAGATCATAATTGCCTAGGTCAGTAGACTTTCAGGAATACGCTGACGCCGATCTTATGGCGTGTCAGGTTGCGGATAAGTATATCGAATGGGATATGTACCGTAACGGGGCTATGGCGCTTAGCAAGGAAGTACGTGAATACATCTTTGCAACCTCCACCAAAAACACGTCAGCATCTACGCTACCGTGGAAGAACTCTGTCCACATCCCCAAGCTTTGCCAGATCAGGGACAACCTGTACGCCAACTATATGGCTGCGTTGTTTCCAAATGACAAGAGTCTTCGGTGGGAAGGAGATGACAAGTCTGCCAACAGCAAGGTCAAGCGCCGTGTGATCCAAGCCTATATGCAGAACAAGTTGCGTATGGGTCAATTCACAACCGAGCTTAGCAAATGCATCCTTGACTGGATTGACTACGGCAACTGCTTCTCGATGATCGAGTACATTAACCAACGGTATACCAACGACGAAACAGGTGAAGTAACACAGGGCTACGTAGGCCCACGCTTTACCCGTATCAGTCCTGAAGACATTGGGTTTGACCCTACGGCTGCTCGCTTTGAGGACACGCCCAAAATCATCCGCTCGATCATGACACTGGGTGATCTCCGTGCAACCATCGAAGAAAACCCTGAGAAGAAATATCTCGAAGAGGTATTTGATCGTGTGATGTCTCTGAGGGCTAAGTTCAAGAATGCTCGTGGCTTTGATGTCCGCAAGAACTCCCAGTTCATAGTGGATGGCTTTACGTCGTTCATGAATTACTTCCAGTCGGAGTATGTAGAAGTTCTGGACTTCTATGGGGATATCTACGATCCGCAGACCCAACGACTGATGAAAAACCGGTGTGTAACTGTCGTTGATCGGGCTTATATTATCCGCAATGAACAGCAAGTCTCTTGGCTTGGTTCTGCTCCCATCTTCCACTGTGGCTGGCGTATCCGCCCTGATAATCTTTATGCTATGGGTCCTCTGGATAACCTTGTCGGCCTACAGTACCGTATTGACCACCTTGAGAATGCCAAGGCCGATGGCTTTGATCTTATCATGCATCCGGTCATGAAGATCAAAGGTATGGTCGAAGACTTTGATTACGGTCCCGGTGCCAAGATTTACACTGGTGATGACGGGGATGTAGAGTTCATGCACCCTGATACCCTAGTGCTTCAGGCTGACACCCAGATCGCCATGTATGAGCAAAAGATGGAAGAGATGGCTGGAGCCCCCAAGCAAGCCATGGGCTTCCGTACACCCGGTGAGAAGACCGCCTACGAGGTCCAGATTCTCGACCAAGGTGGCAATAAAATCTTTGTCAACAAGACTTCATACTTTGAGGAGAAGTTTGAAGAACCTTCCATG